CCTGGAGCTGGGTTTCCCCGGCTAGACTCCACAGCCTCTCATGCAAGGAACAAGCAAAGAGAAGCTGAACAGCCTAGCGGTTAACTACGACTAAGGTTAACCGCGGTGTAGAAGGTTTCCCATCTACGCCACCAATGACTGTCAAGTTGACGGTCATACGGTGGGTGCCAGTCCCAACATAGACTGACACCACGCCGCTTAGAGTAATAGGGACTCTCTATTCTAAGAGAGATGTCCCCATCCCGAAGGTACGACGCTACGGCGGCAAGGATAATTCCAGGGGGGTTATGAAACAACCCCTTGAAACGACCCTTGGGTGGCCGTGACTGAACGTCTAAAAGCGACGCCCTGCTCCCTCGAGGAACATACCTTTTATAAAGGATAGTCCCAAAGGAAGAAGGAAATCGCTTCCCGGCGAGGTAAAGAGGTACCTTGATACCAGAGTCGTCGTTATCCCACGGAGGGACTGGAAGAAATTCCAGCCCTTCCAAAAGGTAACCAACGGCTCTAGTCAAGGGAACCTCTAATCTCGCCGACCAGGCGTTCAGCCTGTTGATAGCGACGTATCTGTCCTGACGTGTGGCCAGCCGCTTTATAAAAACAGGCCGGACGTTCACACCGGAGAAGAAATCTTCTCCGCAGGACTCGCGAAACGCACCCTCATTAAAGCTCTTCTCTGCATTGACCATGAAGCCCAACCGGCGTAATACGTCGACGACGAGGTTGTAACTCTCACGAGTTACTATCAAGTCGTCTCCGTTACAACCCCAGTTGGCATGGTACTTGGCTCCAGACATACTACCGTCTGGTCTGCCTCTCGGCCACCGACGCGGCTCTATATCTAGGGCCTTGTAGCAACCGAGTATGACAGAAGAGAAGATGAGCGTCTGCAACGGGAACGTGAAAGCGTTACCCATTGAAGAGATCATGTGTAGTGGCTCGACTACCCCATCGGGTAGCAGCACGCTTTTCGTACGACAAGTATCCAACCACCCCATAACATAGGGCGGTGTGATCTCACGTACAAGTTGCGTGCTGATCGTATCAGATGCGGAGCTCAAATCAATAGTTGCAAGAGCCCCACTAGCTGATCCGATTTTAGCAAGGTCCCTGTTTCTGGATTGCTGAAAGGTAAGGTCCAAGTCGAACCTCTCCCTCAGTTTCTCCTCAATCAGAGCACCTATCCCTTTCTGAAAAAGCATATTCAGATTGGGCTCTACACAGATAGTGCGGGAAATTTCGTCTGACTTCGGGACGAAAGAAAGCTTTGAACTCTCGGCTAAGATCGGATTACCAAACTGGGTGGAGCGAATTTCTTCGGCCTCCATCCAAGTCGGGTTCCGACTTACGGATCCCATATAGAGATCCACGAGGAATTGACTTGAAGCCGTCATGGGGCCTGCTGCTATCTTATGATAGAAGCTGGTTCCAGAAGCTTTTATAGACACACCTGGACCTGTAGCCAAGCCATCAGAAATAGCTTGATAGCTTAGCCAATAGTCCGGGCCGTCGAACCAGAAGTTATGATAAATACTTCTGAATTCGCCGAGTGCGATCGCGACCAAGGTCGTAGACCCCACTTCGTCTATACCTCTTCTCCTGTTGCATAAAGAATTGGATAAGAGGAATTTGTCAAGAGCCTTCGAGTCTGCATCTACCTTTTTCGCGTCAACAAGTTTCTTGAAGACGTTATTAAGTAAGTGCAGACAAGCGAACTCGCGCGGTCCCGCCTCAGGACGACTTACATGCTTAGTATTAGGAGCATATAGATCGTAATGATTAAGGGCAGCGCAAGCTTCTTGAAGGTCCTCGGAGAGGTGCTGATAAAGAGCATGAGAGCAAGTACCCATCGTGTCTTCCTCAGTGAAATTCTACAATAACCCCGAAGGCGAGGCGCCTGTGAATTACGTAAACGCCGCACCGCAATGAACTAGATAATACCGTTCACTGCGGTGTCCCCGATACCAGCGGACTGCTGAAACAGCATGCCGATGGCAGCGGAGAATAAAGCGCGGACGTTCGGCGCATCGTACGTGTCGGATCCAGCAGGAACCTCACAGGTCACGCGAATCATCGCGACCTGTTGGCCCTGATTCGCCGCAGGGGTAACCCCCTTGCGAACGAGAAATCCGTACACGTTCCTCGGCACTGAGGCGATCTTCCCGGTGGTCGGGTTCGGCAGTCCAAGCTGTTTGAATTGCTTGGGCCGCGTGAACGTCACCGTGAAGGGACTGGCCACCGAATGGACCGTCACCCCAGTCTGCGTACCACCTAAGGCGGTAACGGCGTGCTGTTTGCCGTTAACGTCTGGGGCGGTGTCCGCAGTCAGGGTGTAGGTCGGTGTGGTGAAACCAGTCTGGGCAGCTCCCGTAAGAGGAGTCGAAGGGGCGTACATATGTACTCCAAGTTAACGCTGTGGATGAAATCGATTGCCAGCGACGAGAAGAGCAGCCATATTAATCCACTTAGTGGACAGTCCAGGGCAACGAAGCCTGAAGACTGGCACTAAGGGGGGATTAGGTGCTCTATCAACGTCTGTGCGCTCGATGACGAAGTGACCGCCATTGCCAGAAACTGACACGAAATTGCTGCCATAGAGGGCTTTAATGCTCGCCACGTCAGGTGAACTATGTTGCGAAATACGGTTCACCTTGCGACGAGTACGGGCACTCCAGGCAACATCGCTCGTGATCGTACCAGCCGCGTCGAGTATGTCGCCAATATTGGCGAAATAATCGATGAGAAAGGACCAGGGCATTAGCTCCCAAGCAGTAGGAACAAACTTCTCGGGTGCAAACCCGAAATGTCTGCTAACCCTATCACGCGGGAGAGTCTGCACTGAAGCCTTCATCTTCCCATAATACCGACTCATAAGGGTATGCAATTGTTCAACGGTCGTGAAACACGCAGTCTGTGCGTGGTGCACGGCGTTGCCCAGCTTACTGTTAAGTCGGAAGGTATCGGCACGGTACGACGCTGAAATTGCCAGCTTGTGAGGTTTCTCACCGAGGTTCGAGTACGCCTTTATGGCGTCCTCTATATCCGCGATGAGTGGCCTCCAGCCAAAAGACAGTTCCAGCCAGAGCCCCGCTGCAACTTTAGAAACGGTCTGCGAGTTTCTACCATGACTCCCTTTCTTAAGAGAGTCTAGGTAACCTTTCAGCCCGTCCTGTAGAGCCTTAGCGGGGTGGCGTAGCATGCGCAAAGTCTCTCTCATTTCGCCAACTATAACCCCACCCGCAACTTGCGTGTGGAAGTTGTCTACTTTATTGAGGAACTTGCGCAGCGCGGCGTTGTCGACGGAAGTATGGTCGCCTGTGGCAATACCGGGTGTCTGGTCAGAAACCATGTACCCGGAAGTCCTTGCTTCATAGAGATCACCACCCAAAAGGTGAGTTGTCGCTACGTTACCAGGGCTGTAGCCAATGACCGAGGTTCTCACTGCTGTTAAGGCGGTGGTAGCCTGCTGGTCATCCTTAATTAACTTCTTCCAGCCTTTCTGCGAGCCACTGGTTCGGGAGTCGACCCAGGATGCGCCGTGATTAACGGAACCGCCATCCCAGATCGTCCCGGTACGAAGATTAATGTCTTTGTACACCTGAAGCTCGGCAAATTTTCCGAAAGAAGTTATGGTAGGCACGACTTATACTCCTGTGAATGACAAGGTCACAAGTCCTTAACGGACTCGTCTACGCCTCCGAAACGGGCCATCTCACAGAGAATGACCCGCGGCGAAGGCGACACGCACATCTCTTCCTCGACCAGATCAATGTAGTCCCGAAGATCCTGGTAAAGGTTGTCGTGATAACACGGCAACCCTTGCAGTTTCTCCTGGACCACAGGATGAGCTAGCTGTTCCCGCAGATGGTCGAGAGACCTACCTACGAGGACAAGAGGTTCAACCGATGACGTTGCTTCCACCGATATTGACACGCCGTCAGACATCGGGCAATCAAGCCCGTTGATTTCCGACTTCGTATCGTAGATCAGTGAAAGCCCAATCACCGGTACACCCTCCAGGTTGAGAGCGGCAAAAACACCAAACTCAATTTCCATGCTAGCACTCCTTAAGACGAGGTTGAGAAAGGACGTACGTAATTAGAGGAACCAAGGTACCAACACATGCAACGGCATATATGCCGGCGCGCATGTCGGGGCCCCTTCACACCCTTACGGGGTGGAGG